GCAAGCCGGTCCAGCAGCTCCGCCATCGTGCTGCCCTGTACCTGTGTCTCTGTTGTCGTCATCTTCGTTCTCCAGCGCGGGCTACGCGCTTGCCTCATCCAACATGGCCATCCATTCGCGGTCTGGAATTTCGCTGGTGTCCACGCTGGACAGGCCGCTCTCATCGCGGGTGATATGCCCCGCCGCAACGAGCAACTCCACCATGCGCACCGCCTCGGCCTGAGTGGCCTCGCCCATCCGTTGCTGTACGTGTGCAATTAACTGTAATCTGTTCATTTTCGTCTCCTCAGTGGCTGTCTGTTACTCCTTAAATATAGCATACGCAATAGCTAAAGACAATAGCTAAACACAAAATAAATCAAACTATTTGCATTGGTGTTTCTGCATCGTAACCACCCCGAACGATACCCGCACTTCGGGCAGGGTGACAACTTCGCGGGGCGTCCAGTGCCTGGACGTGGGCCGCTATCCTGCCCGTAGGCGTTGCACTGCTGGCGGGGCTGGTACTTGTCTCCGTTGCCGGACGTTGGTATTGTTGTAGACGCCGCATCCTGCGCGGGTTGGGTGAGGCGCGGAAGTTGCTGGAAGCCGCGAGAAAGGTGGAGTGAATGCGGAAAGTAACAGAACATGTAGTGCCGGGAGACTTGTTTAATCAGTTGACCGTCACCGTCACAGACGAACCGGGAGATGGCGGGGCGTGTCACCGATACGTGATTTCGTGGCCGGGGTCTGTCGATGGGGGGCCGAACGCAGAGTGTGAAGTCAACTTCCAAAACGGACCGATCAAAGAGAACGATGTAAACGGCATCACTCAGGAAGTCTTGCTGGCCATCGTTATAGACCGCCTGCGGTCATTCCAGGCAGGGCCATTTGCCTGTGACGAAAACGAACTTGCGCTGATGCTCACCGCCGGCGCGCTTCGGACTCTCCAAAATAGAACAAGGGCGCGTATCGCCCGTGGCGTGGAAGGAACCCACAATGCCTGAAGATTCGGGGCCTCCGTTTTCGCGCTCCCGCCGGTTTTGCCGCTGCGGGAAGTAGGGCGAGCCGTGCGCTCCGGTGGATAGGGGAAAAGCCCCAACAACCAGCCGCTGGTGATCCGCAACGCGGGAGGGCCAAAACTAATCAGTAGTAGAGGTCACTAGTAATGAGGGGCGCGAGACGCTCTAAGCGTAACCATTTTGGCCGGCCGTGTCAACTTTTCGCGATTGGCGTACAATGTGGACATGGGCAGAGTAGGTAGTTCCCCCGCGTTCCGCCGCAACAATCGCGAGAACCCGCATCCACCGAAAGCTGATGACGCAGACACCCCGGCGGACATCTCAGACCTCGAGTCGATGGACACGCCGGCGCTCAAGCTCCACTTAGAGCGTGAAGCCTTGCTGGTGACGGCGCGAATTATGCGCAAGCCGCTGCGGAACGCTCAAGCCGTGTTAGGCGCGGCGCGAGATCTCGGGACGTACTGCATTGCGAAGCCAGCGCAGGCGACCACGCTATCAGGGCCGGACGGTGGCGCGGTTCAGGTCACTCACCGGCTGGAATTCATCGAGCCGAATTGACATGACGATAGAAAACTGGAAGCCGACAACAGGCAGCAAGAGAGTTGGAACCTTCGACTTGACGATGCCGAGCGGGATGCTACTAAAACAGTGCAGCCTCGTGAAGGGCGAAAACGGCGAATTTATCGGCCTGCCGCAAACGGCGTGGACCAATAGCGAAGGGCAGAAGAAATACACCAGCGTTGTCGAGATCCCTGACAAGGACATCCGCCAACGCTTTACGGATGCGGTAATTCGGGCGCTGCGGGAGCTTGGGGTCTGATTGATAACCCAACTGAACCCGCCTATCCCGCTGTGGACACCGGGCGGCTACGCTCAGGCGCATATGGTCATTGATTACGGCATGGATCAGGATCTGCAGTGGGTAACGTTCCTCGTGGCTTCCGGCGAATGCTGGACGTATGCCAACAAAGACATCCGGCTGGTGGAAAATGCGACCATGGGGCGAGTGAGGAAACCTTGACAGTCCAATTCCCGGCGAAGCTCAGGCCGCTATTCACCCCGGCACGCTGGAAGTCCATCCGTGGCGGTCGCGACGGCGGGAAAAGCTGGGGCGTAGCTCGGGCGCTGCTCGAAAAGGGTGCAAGCGGGAAAGAATTCATCGTTTGCTGCCGGGAGACCATGGAAAGCATCAAGGACTCCGTTTACCGGCTGCTTTGCGACCAGATTGAAGCGCTCGGCATGACGCAGCACTGGCACATCGAGAAGGCTCTACTGCGTCACCGTGGCACGGGAACCGAAATCGTCTTCCGGGGATTGAAGAACCCCGACGCCCTGAAATCGCTCGAAGGCGCGACCATCGTTTGGGTGGAAGAAGCGCAGACCATGAGTTCCGATTCATGGCGCAAGGTACCGCCCACTGTCCGGCGTGAAGGTTCCGAGATCTGGTTAACGTGGAACCCGTCGCTGGAAACGGACCCAACATGGCAGAAAACCGTGTTGCGGCCACCGGATGCGGGCTTTATCGAGATTGTCATCAACTACGACGATAACCCGTGGCGCTCGAAGGTGCTGGACACGGAAAGAGCGCAGATGGAGCGAGAAGACCCCGACGAATTCGCCCACGTCTACCTAGGTCAGCCGAAACGCAACATCACCGGATCCGTCTACGCGGTTCAGTTGCGCTTGGCGGAATCTCAGGGACGTATCGGCCAAGTCCAGCACACTCCCGGCGTTGTGGTTCGATGCGGTTGGGATCTCGGAGACTCGGACATCATGGCCGTCTGGTTCATTCAGTCCATTGCCGGCCAACATCGCGTTATCGACTACTACGAGGCGCGGCACGAACCGCTGGACCACTACCTAAGCCTATGCGAGGCAAAGGGTTACCGCTACGGAGAGGATTACTTTCCGTGGGACGCGGCATCGAAGGTACTAACCGGAGCGCTCGAAACAACGATGCACCAGCGGGGCCGGAAGGTCCAGATCCTGCCGCGGGCTTCTCGGGATTCAGGCATCGACAAGGTACGCGAAATGCTTGGGACGTGCTGGTTTGACGCGGACAAGTGCGCGGACGGCCTGAACCGCCTGCGGTACTACCGCTACGGCGAAACGGCCACCGTGAACCCGCAAACGGGCGACCGGAGCCTGACGCGAGAGCCGATCCACGACGACAACTCGCACGGGGCGGACGCGCTGCGGTCATTCGCGATGGGATATAAGACCGGGCCACTTGCGCCACCGAAGCCGCCGGCACCGATTCGACCCTATCAACGCGCGTATTCGCCGTTCGGCTAAACTGTGATATCCTCAACCCAAATGGCACACGCGACCCCAAAGAAGCTAAAAATGACAGCGGCCCAGATGCAGGCGGCGGCGAAAGCTAAGGGCAAGGGCGGCGAAAAGGTCAACATCGGCGACCTGATGGAGCGTTGCTGATTCATGAAATCCACACAAAGGAATTAACGCTATGGCGACAGCACTTCTTAGCACCGGCAGCACACAGCAGCCCAACGGCGGCGTCCTCGAACTGGTGACGCTCACCAATATCAACACGGATCTGACAAACGTCGCCAGCGGCGCGGCAATTGCAGACAACGGGATTGGAACTACGCAGCTTGCGGCGGACACTATTCAGGTGGTAACCGTCCCGCTGACTCGGGCCCAGATGCTGGCCAGCAACACGGCGCCAGTCACGTTGCTAGAGGCTCAGGGGGCCGGAACTTTGATTGAGGTCGTATCGCTCACCATTGAGGCGGTATACGGATCGGCTGCGTTTGTTGGAGGCGGCGCCATAGCTGCATACCTTGGCACTAATTCCGGCGGCGTGCTGGCATCGGCCACCATTGCGGCTACATTTCTGACTACATTCACAGCGTCTCAGGTCATTCGTGTAGCTGGGGCGCAGGCCGTCGCGGCATCTACCACGGTGCTGAATAAAGCGCTGGTTCTGGCAAACCCGACAGCAGACTTTACTTCCGGGACCGCTGCCACCGGCATTGTAAAGCTGGTTTATCGCGTTCATAGCGGGCTGTAATGAGCAAGCCCTGCGCGGCCAAATGCGGGCGGCAGGTATCGGACAACAAGCTCCGGTGCCTGAACTGTCAAGCTGTCGAGGCACAGCAGC